GGACGTTGATAACCGTATAAACCTTTGACTGGGCTGGCGCTGTAACCGTACGCAATGCCGTACGTGCCCCTGAGAACAAAAGGATGGCCTGCCGAGCGGTGTTTGAAGCGCCCGTAGTTGTAGTTAGTGTGACATCTGCGTCAGTACTAACGTTAGTTGTTCCCGCAACAGAGGTGTCTAGCAAGGATGTAATGGAGTTGTTTACTGTATCACCCCATGTGCCGCTCAGTTCACCCGTGACTGGCAGTGCTAAACCAAGTAGAGATGTGTATGCTGTAGCCATGTTAAAAACCTCAAGTTACGATTTCTTCCCATTCGGGAGTTTGTGTTGTTGCGACTGTAGTCCAAGCAGGCGTCTGCGAATTAGTGACATTTTGCCAGTTTGCGTCTTGGCTGTCATCTATTGGTTTCCAATATACCGCAATTACTTCACCTGTGGCGCCCTCTGCTACAGTTCCGGTCAACGCTAAAGACCGAGAGGCTACTTCTACAGCGCCTACTGCCCCAGTTGCTCCCGTACCAGTCAACGCAATTTCAAAGACACTGTTGACTGCCCCAGTTGCTCCTGCCGCAGAAACGGCACCCAAAGGGATAGTAAAAGAACCAGCCGTACCCAGCGCGCTAACGCCTGAAAGCCCGATAAGGAAAGAGCGGGCTACTGACCCTACTTGTCCTGTTGCGGCCACGCCTGACACCGTGGTGTCTCGGTTAACGCCCGGAGAAGTTATCTGCCCTTCAGCGTTTACACCAATCAGTTGTAAAAGCGTTTCGCCTCTTGCAACACTGCCCACATTGCCTTGGCCATCCACGCCGCTAAGACCGATGCTCTTGCCTTGTGCAACTGTGCCAACTGCACCTACTGCGCCCACGCCTGTCAGAGCAATTACGACACTGCTCCCCACTGATCCAACCGCACCAGAAGCTTGGTTGCCGTTTTCTGTAGGACTGTTAGTTTCAGTAACCGACCCAACTGCGCCAGAAGCCGATACACCGGTCAGAACTGCGCTTTGAACAACGCTGGCAGTCATAGATCCAACCGCGCCAGAACCCAACACACCTGACGCTGCCTGAGAAGTACTCACAGAACCAACCGCGCCAAAGGCCCCAACGCCGGTCAGGGTTGCACCTTGATTAGTGCTGGCAACCATAGATTCAACCGCACCGGAAGCCCCAACGCCTGTAATAGCTACAGAACGTGAAGAAGCAACAGAGCCGACCGCCCCGTTTGCTTGATTGCCATCTTCGGTAGGGCTATTAGTTTCTGTAACTGATCCAACTGCACCTGCGGCAGCGGTGCCAGACAAACTGATTGTGTTTGTTTCGGCAACAGAGCCAACGGCACCTGCGGCAACTGCCCCTGTTAAGGAAATTGTATTTGCCTCTGTTACCGTGCCCACAGCGCCAGAAGCAGAAACACCAGTCAAGGCAATTGACCGGGAAGGTATAACAGTGCCTGCGCTGCCAGAAGCAGAGACACCGGTTAGCGCAAAAGATTCTGTAAATGCAACACTTCCAACCGCGCCAGAAGCAGCGGCCCCTGTGACAGCAACAGAACTTGTCTCGGTAACAGACCCGGCAGCGCCGGAAGCGACAACACCTGTAATTGCTACTGAACGAGATGAAACGACAGACCCAACAGCTCCGTTTGCTTGGTTCCCGTTTTCCGTTGGGTTGTTGGTTTCTGTGACTGACCCCACTGCACCGGAGGCTGAAACCCCAGATATGCCTTGTGAAGTGCTGACTGATCCAACAGCACCCGATGCGCCAGTACCTGTGAGAGCAATCGCGCTTACCTCTGCCACAGAACCAACAGCACCCGAGGCTGATACTCCTGTAAGGGCTACAGCCCGTGAGGAAGCAACCGACCCAACAGAGCCGTTTGCCTGATTCCCATCCTCGGTCCGGGCGTTGCTTTCAGTGACATTCCCAACTGCGCCGGAGGCCGACACGCCAGATATGGCCTGAGAAGTGCTAACTGACCCTACTGCGCCTGCTGCGGCAACACCTGTTAGAACAATGGTGCTTGTTTCGGCCACGGAGCCTACTGCTCCAGAAGCAGATACACCCGTGATGGCTACAGCCCGTGAAGAAGCGACGGACCCAACAGCACCGTTTGCCTGATTACCATCTTCTGTAGGGCTATTTGTCTCAGTAACATTCCCAACTGCACCGGAAGCTGCCACGCCGGAGATGGCCTGCGCTGTACCAACAAAGCCAACTGCTCCAGTCGCAGATACCCCGGTGAGGGAGACAGAGCTTATCTCTGCAACGGAGCCAACTGCTCCGGAAGCGGCTACGCCCGTGAGAGCCACTGACCGTGAGGAGGCAACAGAACCCACAGCACCGTTTGCCTGATTGCCGTTTTCCGTTGGGTTGTTGGTTTCTGTGACTGATCCGACAGCGCCAGAGGCTGATACACCTGAAATGGCCTGAGAAGTACTGACGGAGCCTACTGAGCCAGATGCAACAACGCCCGCAAGAGCAATAGAGTTTGTTTCAGCAACAGTGCCTACTGCTCCAGAAGCAAAAACTCCGGTAAGAGCAACAGAGCGCGAAGAAGCGACTGATCCAACAGCGCCGTTTGCCTGATTACCATCTTCTGTGATGGTGGTTGTCTCGGTGACTGATCCAACAGCTCCTGAAGCGGATACGCCAGATATGCTCCTGCCCACGCCAACCAACCCCGTGGCTCCAGAAGCAAAGACCCCTGACAAGGCGACAGTGCTGGTTTCGGCGACTGATCCGACCGCACCAGAAGCAAAGACCCCTGACAGAGCCACTGCCCGAGACGAAGCTACAGAACCAACAGCTCCTGATGCCTGATTGCCATCTTCCGCTATGCTGCTTGTCTCAGTGACTGATCCAACAGCACCCGAAGCGGCTACACCCGTAAGTTCCGCACCATTGAAACTAAGAGCAGTAACTGTACCGACAGCGCCGGAAGCGGAAACGCCGGTAAGGGCGCGTGTTAATGAAGCGGTTACGGAGCCTACCGCACCGTTTGCTTGATTACCGTCTTCTGTACGGTTGCTTGATTCGGCTACTGATCCAACGGCCCCAGCGGCAGCTACACCTGACAGCGCAACAAGGCGTGACGAAACAACAGACCCGACAGCGCCGGAAGCCTGATTGCCATTTTCCGCTATGTTGCTGGTTTCAGCAACGGAACCAACAGCACCCGAAGCAGCTACACCGGAGAGGGCGACAGTTACAACAGTCGCAACAGAGCCTGTGGCACCCGTTGCAGTTACACCTGTTGCGGCTCCACCAATCCCTCCCCAGCCAAAGTCGCCCCAGCTACCGTTGCCCCAGCCGGAGGCCGCCATTTGTTACCTATCAGGTAGTTGCCAAGCGCAACAAAGCTGTGGTGGTAGTGTTGCTAGGCATGGTCAAAGTGAATGTACCCGCCGTGATAGTTTGGCTACCAAACGTGTGCACACTAACCGCCTTATTTGACTGTGTAGAGTTGTAAAGCAACACTGCATCAAATGCTGTGCTCAAAGTCACGTTAGTATACGTAATTGAGGCCGAGGGAGTAACAAAAGCCACGCCCGCAGTAGCGGAAGAGTTTGTTGCCGTAGGGGCAGTACCCATAGTTACCGCCACACCGCCTGCGGTATAGTTTGTACCTGTCACTTCGCCTGTAGAGGTGTAAACCGTTGCACCGGCGTTCATCGTTGCCGAGGCCAGATACAGCGCCGCTTTAAACGAGTCAACAGTTGTAGTTGCGCGAGTGGGTGCGACACCAAAGTTATGGGTGGCCGTCATGAGTTCGCCCATAAACGAAGTGCACATTGCTTGAGTATTTGCCATGATATTACCTTTTTAAAAAGAAGCCGCTTCTGCGCCAGCAAAAGTAGCAGGTTGCTTTAAACTTACATGAGCGGATCTATGAACCAACTCTTCCCCCAGCCAGTACTCAACCCAAGTTGTGTACTCGGTGTCATTATCTACGGTACCCTCTCGCTTTTCAAGCAAAGATTCGTCCATTTCGCCTTTAGTCGTTGTTACTAACATATGTTTCCTTAAGAAATTCTAATCAATGCGTTTTCGGGGTCGTTAGTGGGCAACTGCATTGTAAAAGATTGCCCCAACATCGTCTGGTCAATACCAAAATTCAACACGCCTACTGACTTATTTGCTTTGCTGGAATTATAAATTAATGCTCCACGCGTTGCAAACGTAGCACCTGCCCATGAAGGATTATCAAAGCTGACATACGCCACACCCATACCTAGATTCACGGTGATGTTCTGCAACTCCAACCCGCCAGCCACGTATCCCGTGCCCGTTACCTCATTGCTGGTCGTATACACGGTAGTATCTGGGCCCAAAATGGCCGAAGATGTGTACAAAGCAATCAGGAATGTGTCCGTTGCAAAATCATGCACACCAAGGAGCAATTGCTCCTTGAAACTGTTGGTGAGTCCGGCTGTAATCATGCTTTATCTCACTGGAATTTTAACTTGACCATCCAGATAAGCATCACCGCGCTGCTTACCATCCCCTAAGTTCTTCAACAGCATCAACGCTTCTTTAAACTTAGTATCGTACAAAGCCATCAAGTCCTGCTCGCCCTTCATGTAGGTATACGCCTCAACCAAAGAGCCATACAACAAAACACTGTCAAAATTATCACCCAGCCATGATGTATTCGCCGTGACAATTGACTCAGGATAGTAGTAAAAATGCAGTTCGGCGCCGTAATTGGCGTCTGGCGTAGGTCCAACAATGAATGTCAACTCATCAACGTCCAAGGACTGCGGGCCAAAGATTGCATAGTACTTTGGCGTTCCCGTGTAAGATGGATTTGGATACACCTCACGGACATAGTTCACATCACGGTTGAGCAAGTAGGTGTAGTCGCCTTGAAAAGACACTGTGCCCGACACATTCCCTGTGTTTGCTTTATCAAGCGTGACAGTTGTCCCAACCACAGTGACAACAACAGCCCCTGTGGCAATACCAGAACCGGTTACATACATCCCCGCCACGATGCTCGTGGCACTTGCAACCACAATCGTAAACGCCCCTGTTGTGCCCGTAGCTGTTGTACTAGGAGCGGCGTATATGGCAAGGGAGTAGGCAGACAAGAAATCATCAGGGCAGCTTAAATATTTGTTCCCCGCCTGCAGCGTTCCCGTCATGTTTTTGCGCAGATTAGCAATCTGCACCGCGTTATACACACGCTGCTCAGTCTGCCTAACAAACGTAGGAATCTCTGCTATGAAACTAGCATCTGTATTGTCCGTATAGGACTGAATAGCAGCGCTTAATTGGGTGTAATTCATGTGATGCTCGTTGTGACTGTTCCAAGAATCGCTGCAGCGACCAGTGGTTTGGCATAAGGCATCGGCATCATTCCGATACTTGCAAAGGAAGTATCAGCCGTGAACCCGACGTAGACGGTAACCCCAAGTCTACTCTCTGGGCGAGGTTGATACAAGGCCTGAGGCTCATTTATTGTGCGTTTTGGCTCCAACTGTGGGTGCTTGGGCTCATAGCACTCAGGACAGGTTTTAAAGCCTGTCCACTCCTTGGTAAGGGTGTTGAGTTTGTAACGTTGGCCACACCTGTCGCACAGCGCAATAGCAAATTTGCCTGATACGTAGGCCATGTCTTACCTCTGCGTGTAAGTAGGCACCACAAAGAAGCCCGAACGCTCACGATCTTCCGCTGCCGCGCGCATGAACTCTTCTTCGTATATTTGCTTCAGCATTGCCACGCGATCAGGTGCTTTTTTAACCGAAATATAGTAAGCAGCCCCTGCTACCAATGCTGGGAGGAAACGGAAAGAGATATCCGCAGTGTTGCTGAAACCACCTGCGTTGTCCATGCGACGAATTGCATAGTAGACAAACGTCCAAGTCTGCGTCGCATCGGGGGATGGATACAAGAACACCTTTGCCGGCACTGTACGCTGGATATAGTACTGCGCAGGACGGGACTGGGTCAACTTATTGGGCACATGGAGCCACTCTGCACGGCCTATACGATCAATTGTGATGTCCTGCTGGGTACTCTGGCCTGCATTGGTACGAATCACGGCAGATAGGCCATCAATCGTGTCCGCTGGCAAGTCATACTCGTATACACCGGGCGTCAAAACCTGCTGGCGCTGCTCAATCGTCCACAGATTAAGGCCGCGGTTGGCCCAATCTGCAAAAATCAGATTGATTGAGCGCAATCCGCTCTTCATGTCGTAGCCATCACGCACCTCAATACCGCAGCGCTCATACGCCTCGGTGAGGATGTCGTCGAACTCTAGGTCGAAGTTGGATACGCCAGAAACTGCCATGATTAATAGATCATTGCAGTGCGAGCACGGGCTGCACCAACGCCACGGACGGCAACTTTATCGCCTTCCAACTTCTTGACGTTTTGGTTGAGGGTTTTCCCTTGTGATTGACTTACGCCAGCAACCATACCGCCCTTGGCAAAACCTTTTTTAGCAATGCCTTCGCCTTTTTTTGCAAGACCGCCATCTTTGTGTTTCATGTTGCTATCCTTTTAAAGTTGTTGCCATCAAACGATCTAACTTTTCATCTAACCGGTCTAGTCTGTCCAAAACACGGTTGATATCTGCGTGAACTTCGGCTTTTGTAACATACTCTTTGGCAATTTCTTCGCGGGTGCGATTGAGCAAGATCTGAAGACGATTAATCTCAGATGCTTTGTCGCGCAATACCCAACCCACAAATCCTATACCTGCCGTTAGGATCATGTTCCAAACAATGCTTTCCATTTAGCACTCCACCTTTTCACTGTTCTTGTATTTTTCCCATGCCGGATGATCTGCTGAAGCATACAAGTATTGCGCCGCAAACTCAAGTAGCACTGGATCATCCCTAAAATGACCTAAGCCCCGATTACAGTGACCACATAACATTCCACGAACTTGCCCTGTTAAATGATCGTGGTCTACAACTAGTGGATCATTTGATCCACAAATCACACATTCTGTGACGGTGGTTTTTATTTCATGTAATTTCTCATCTGAAATTACTGCTCTAAATTTCCCACGGCAATTGCTATTGCGATATGTAGCCCGACATTCACGGCACCAGCTATCTAATCCATTACGTTTTTTATTGTGTAACGGAAAAAACTCACTGGTTGCGAGTTTTTCTGCATGGCAGCGCGTACAACTTAACATTTCCATGCTTTTAACGCCAACGCTTTACGTGTTGGACGTCCTTTTTCATCCTTCATTGGGCCTTCCATGCCCCCCATTCTGGCGCAAAAAGAATCTCGTCGTGCCGCATCCTTTTTTGTTTTAGGATTGGGCGCAGGGGGTTTTAAATTCATCCCCTGCGCTTTAGCGGAAGCGCGGCCTTTAGCATTTAATCCCCCTTTAGGGTTTTTGCCCTCTTTTCGCTGCCAAGCAGGAGATTTAGCCATGATCAATACAGTTTGCAGGACTTGTTACGGGCCAAACCTACACCACGCGGTGTAGTGGAGCCAGAAGGAGCCACTGTTTTACGAGGGGTCTGCTTAGCGCCACCTTTAGCCATGTCTTGCTTTTGTGCACCGGGCTGAACTTCGCCTTGGTACTGGTCATCTGCCATTTT